TCCGGCTCGCGCTTATATTTGAATCCGTAATGACTTTTTACAGTACACTCGTAACCATCAACTTCCGGCTTATATTCGGCAAAAGCCTTAATAGTTAAGCCGTAAATTTTACGCTCTACTTTGAATGTGTTCGTTTTTGCATTCATGCGAGGTTGAACTAGCTTAAGGTCATCAACGATAGCCGATGAAATCATTTCTTTTAACGCATCATATACTTTTATACCGACTTCATCCGGCCCACGTGTATTTTTGAATCCGCGATGGCTTTGTACTGTACACTCGTAACCATCAACTTCCGGCTTATATTCGGCAAAAGCCTTAATAGTTAAGCCGTAAATTTTACGCTCTACTTCGAATGTGTTCAGTTTGGTATTAGTGCAAGGTTTCCGTTTTGTCATCTCAATTTCCTTTTTGATTTTTTATTACCAAAAACTTTAATATCGTTCTTAACAGCAAGATCACAAAGAACACCAAAATAGCAATAATTGTTTTTATCAGCAAGTCTATTTTTTATTTGTTTATAGTTTACACTTTTAATTGTTTTAACCCACAATTTAGTAATTTTTTTCATGGATTAGCTCCATTGAAAAACTATTCATCTGTGTGGGCTAGTCTGTCAATTGGTGTTAAGAGTTAGGCCGCAATAGCCTTTTGCGGCTTACCCTTTTCAGCGGAAAGCTCGTCGATCACTTCCTTGACGTGATCGAGAAACTTCATGCTCTCATCATTAGCGGCATGAGCATTCTTGCTTTCAAAACGCTTGAGAGAGGAATGCAGAGCCTTAACAACATCGGTAAAAGTCCACACGACTTGCTCAGGCTCAGGAGAAAACTCCCAAAAAGGTTTATTCATAGCCCTTTCAAGGAGTACAGGATCAAACTTGCCGCCTTCCTGCTTCTTCAGCTTACCACTCTCCATCGTGATAGGAGAGTGCGCCTGCAACCACTTGAGATAAGCAGCCCGGCGAACATAGTTCTTACCGTAGGCTTCGATGGCTTCGAGAAAACGCTGACACAGGATAGTGTCACCGTGTTCAGCGAAGTGTTGCAGACTGGTTTCGGCCAATGCACGGGCAAGAGCTTTGCCCTTAGTAGTGGCCTTAATCCAGTCATTCAGTGCCTTGTCGAATAAGGCAATACGTTCTGACATGGCCATGTCCTTTCTGTGCTAAGAAAAGACTAGCCCACACAGATGAATAGCTATGTGCATACTAGGACGGATAGAAAAAGAGCCGATAGAGCGTTCAACGTTTAAGCAACCTTGCCAATTCGGCAAAGCTACCAGGCTGTTTACTTACCCGTGCTCTTAAACACCCTCATTCCCTTGGCTTCCCATAGGTTGTTAATCCACAGGAAGATAGGCATTCTTCCAGGCTGTAGCAGACGCCTGTCATAGGATTTACGCCAGGAGGATGCCCAATGGCACTAGCCTACCCTAGCCACCTATCCTAGTATGGATTACTCCAGAGACAGTTAACGGGAATAGATGACCCGTCCCCTATCCCTCTGCCGACCACTATAACCCCATTGGCGGCACGGTTTTCCGACCGGCCAGAAGGTTATAGGGGACGGAAGGCTCACGTCAGGATTACGAACACTTGTAGCTCTAGCTCTGTTAGCGTCTTTAATCGCCGCCTCAAGCCGGAGCTTGGCTCGCTCCCGCTTACCTACTCTCATCTCTCTCTCCAAGGTTGTACCACACCAAGCGGAGGGAGGATGGCTACGCTCTTCCTAGTGTCATCGGCGATACCGGCCGATATTGAGTGCAACCATCCTCTATACTGAACCTAGGGGCTATGTTAAGAACCATTCTCAATTAGAACCGTTCTAAACTGTGGGCTAGTCGGGAATAAACCGGAACCACTCCCGACCGACCACCTGGTAGCCTGCTGGCACCTTCACTCTTGTGCGAAGCTCGCAGAAGGGCGCAGGGTTAGCTTGATCGCTCCTGACCTTCTTACCTCGATAGAGCAGCTCACCGCTGCCTCTGCCTCCCCTAAGGTCAGCCAAGGCCCTCCTGGCGTCTACCCACTCTTGCACTTCTTTAGTTGAGCTTTGGTCCTTCATGGTTCTCACCATAGCCCATATTGGTCGAGCAGTTGCCTCGCCGAACGGGCTGCCGGGCTTGCATCTTGGCCGTTGGCGTCCAGGGCTTCAATGCAGGCGATTAAGGCTTGTCGAAGCTCGGGTGCGGCATTCATCAGAATGGCGTCCTCCAGTCGGACGTTGCGCCCCAAGGCTGCGAGTGGTTTCCCCTTGCTGTCCCAGACAGTTAGATTTCTGAGCTGCCAGGGCATGTTCATGTTTGATGCGTTCATGCTCTCTCTCCTTTCGCAGTCGATGGTTCGACTGTACCCCCATAGTAGCACATTGGACCTTACGGGAATGTGGACGGAAGATTAAATTTTCGTAATGTTGGGGGTGGGGGAGGGTAGGGGATGAGGCCAGGTGGGTGTTAAGGGGGTGTGAGGGAGAGGGTGTAACTCTCCCCATGCATATGCCCATATTAGTGGGGGTAGATGGGGGATATTGCTACCATTAGTAGGGGTGGAGTTGCGAATGCTTCTTAAAATCATTCTAAAGTGAGTTGGCTGGTTCCATCTCAAAAATGTTGGGAGGGGGCACTTCCAGATAAACGCAAGGGAAATTTAGAAATAAAAAATTTTCTCAATCTAATTTGTATCTTTATTATTTTGTATCTTTTAAGTCATTGATATTGTTGCATCTGAAAAATAAATATTGTTACAAAAAACGAAATTTCCAAAATTTGGAGTATATAGTATATATACTATACAATTCCTATATACTAAAACTAATACACAGAGGATATGCCCCCTCCCCCATCCCCCTCCCCCACCAGGTGAGGGGGTTAACATGTAAGCTTTAAATTAACATTTCTTCTCTTTTCATACCCCTTCTATTATCGTACAACCTACTACTATGTTTATTTAAGGAACATTATGCCAAGTAGAGCTGATTTAAAACCAGTAGAAATGGATCCTCGCTATCATAAAGTAATCGACTACTACCTATTAGGGAATAATAAACGATTAGCTACAAAGAAAGCAGGATTTAGTGAAGCTTCGTTTAAAGATATATTTCGTAGGCCTGAAGTAATTAGAGAAATAGAGCGTAGACAAAAGATGTCCTCATACAAAGCAGATATTAATCGAGATTGGATTATAGAGAAGCTTAAAAATTTTGTAGAGGCTGAAGCTCCTATAGAAATAGATAAGAAAGGTAGGCCGTTTCTTAATTTAAATCTATTAAGTGGTGACTTAAAGAAACTTATTGGTAAAATAATAGTTCATGAAAAAGATAAAAAAGTTAAATATGGGCGTACTGAAAGAGATACCACTTATATTTCAGTTTCTGATGCGGATAAGATTGCTGCGTTAAAAGAGCTTTCTATTCTTCTAGGATTTAGGGAAGAGAAGAGCAAACTTGATATAGAAAGTAATATTATTAAATCTTTACAAGATAGACGCATGGAGCTAGCTAATGACCAGGAAGATAGCCCTGATGAAGAAAATAAAAAAACTATTTAAATATCTTGACTTCGGTAAAAATGGCACTGTTCGTATAAGGATGCCATTTTAATGAACATATTAAAAATTCCACGTAAGTTGGTTAGAGTAGAGTGGATTGATGCTGAAGTTAGCAACACTTGGATTTTTGAAGATGAGCTAAGCAATGATATAGAAAACTACACTCCATGCTATACTATTGGTCATTTAGCCTATGAGAATGATAATTTTATTAGAATAGCTGCTACAATAGGACACAGTAGTGATACAAATAAATACTTATTTAACTGTATTCAAACTATTCCAAAAGGTATGATTGTTAATATAGAGGTTTTAAGAGATGCAGAGCAAGCCTCAAATCGAAAAAATTAAACGTCCAATGATTAATAGACGTAACAATGAAATGTCAGATGAAGATAAACCTTGGCTCAGTAGGAAAATTAGATACAAAAGGAAGCATAAGTGGGTGAGAGAATAAAATCTGCTGAACAACAGCTATTCGATGAAATAGCTAAATATTATAATGATCCTCTTGGTTATGTAATGTTTATCTTTCCTTGGCGTACTGATCCAAATATTCAATTAGTTCCTTTACAAGAACCTTGGCGTACTAAATATAATTCTGAATGGGGACCAGATAAATGGGCTTGTGAGTTTTTAGAGGATTTGGGAAACGAGATTAAAAAAAGGAAATTTAATGGTAAAACAGCAGTAGAACCTATTCGTTATTCAGTAGCGTCTGGACACGGTATTGGTAAATCCACTCTTACTGCATGGCTTGTTAAGTTTATTTTAGATACTCGTCCCCTCAGTATGGGAATGGTAACAGCTACTACGGCAGATCAGTTACGAACCAAGACTTGGGCTGAAGTCGCTAGATGGCATTACCTTTCCCTTACTGCTCCGTTTTTTGATTATGTCAACTCTCGCGGTAATATGTCTCTTTCATGGAGAGGAAGTAAAGATTTAAAACAGAAATGGAGATGTGACGCTTTAACCTGTAAAGAAGAAAACTCAGAAAGCTTTGCAGGTTTACATGCAGCTAATAGTACACCTTTCTACATCTTTGATGAAGCTTCTGGTATTCCTGATAAGATTTGGGAAGTAAGAGCAGGTGGTGCTACGGACGGTGAGCCTATGTCTTTTGATTTCGGCAATCCTACTCGTAATAGTGGCCAGTTCTACAGAAACATGATTGAGGATAAGACAAACACTTATATTAAACGTTTTATAGATAGCAGGAATGTTTATATTACAAATAAAGCTTATCTAGAAAAACTTAAG